GCTTCATATTGTTCCAGCAGTTTTCTTACATCATCAGCATTTTGCTGCTGAATCTCATACAGCGTTGGTCGTTGCGGGTCGTACAGGCTTTTAACATTTCCCCTGCCGGCGCTCAGAATGTGCTCTACTTCATCTGAGCGTTGATTGAAGTGTTCCAATGAATTCATTTTTTCACCCCCCTCCCGCTCAAGTATAGCACAGGAGGGGCAGAGTACAAGGAGGACAAAACAGGACTATGACAGACATCATCTTATCCACCCAGAACGGCGAGCCGGTAGCATCCAGCCGCCAGATCGCCGAGAGTTTCGGCAAAGACCACAACCATGTTATGCGGGACATTAAAGCCCTTGAAGAGGGTGTGTCCAAAAATGGACAGACCCCTATGTTCTACAAAACCGAGTACACCCACGAGCAGAACGGTCAGACTTACCCCATGTACCTGATGAACCGTGACGGCTTTACGCTGCTGGCTATGGGTTTTACCGGCAAGGCGGCGCTGGAATGGAAGCTGAAGTACATTGCGGCGTTCAACGAGATGGAAAAGAAGCTGAGTACTCCGCAGATGCCCAAGCTCAGCAAGGAGATGCAGGCGCTGTTCCTGCTGGACGACCGCACCCAGAAACAGGAGCAGCGGCTCACGGCGCTGGAGAACACCATGACGGTGGACTACAACCAGCAGCGCGTACTGCGTAAGAGCATCAGCCGGGCTGTGATCAGCGCCCTGGGCGGCGAGGATGCGCCCGCATACATCGACAACCATGTGCGCAGAAAGGTGTACAGCGAGTGCAACCGCGACGTGCAGGACTGGTTCCGGGTAAATAGCGTGGGCAACATCCCCCGCAAGCGTTTTGACGAGGCTGTGGAGTACATCCAGCGGTGGAAGCCCAGCACCAACACCGTGATGCTGATCCAGCAGACCAACGGACAGACCAGCCTGTTTGACCGTGCCTGCGCCCCGGCGGGGCGGCTGATCGACTCAGAAGCGATTGCAAGAGGGTAAGGAGGACACCATGAGCGAGAAAATTATTGCCTATAAAGCTATGGACAAAAATATGCAGTGCCGTAGCAAGCAGTATGAGGTGGGCAAGACCTACCATGAGGACAAAGCCGACTGCTGCACCGCCGGAATGCACGCCTGCGAGAACCCGCTGGATGTGCTGCACTACTACCCGTTGAAGGATGGCCCGCGCTTTTTTGAAGTCGAGTGCGGCGGGAACGTGGATAAAAGTGAAGAGGACAGTAAGCTGGCCTGCACTGAGCTGACGGTGAAAGGTGAGGTGAATTTTGCAGGGCTGGTAAAAGCTACAGTGAATGCTGTTTTTAATCGGGTAAAGGGCAAAGAACCTTTTTCCAGCGGCTATTCCAGCACGGCGGGCTCCAGCGGCGATTACAGACGGCTGGTTCGAGCGGCTATTACAGCACGGCTGGTTCGAGCGGCGATTACAGTACGGCTGGTTCGAGCGGCTATTACAGCACGGCGGCAGCCACTGGGTCTTATTGCAGCGCAAAAGCAGACGGCAAAGATAGCATTGCCGTTGTAAACGGTGCTTGCGGTAAGGCGTGCGGCGCACTGGGCTGCTATCTGGTGCTGACCGAGTACGATGATGACGGCAATATGCTGCTGGCCAAAATGGCAAAGGTTGACGGAGCCGTTATCAAAGAGAACACCTGGTACACCCTCAAAAATGGCGAGTTTGTGGAGGCTGCACCGTGAAGAAGCACTACAACAAGCGTTGGCTTGAACAGCGCTGGGATGCAAGGCAGCCGGAGCGGTTGGAGCATATCCGGCTGAAACGGCAGCTGAGAACAAAAAAGGAGGTGGACGATAATGAAGCCGAACATGGGAATCGCAGAGTGCGTCCAGATTCTTCGGGACAACAACATCTCAAAGACCGAAAAGGTCTTGAGAGCGCAGATCCAGGCGGGAATTTTCCCGGAGTGGTCAAAGCCGTCCGTAGGAACAAAAGAGCCTTGCCCTGACATCTCCCGTGCCAGGTTTATGGCGTGGGTGAAGGATTTTTACAAGCTCGAAAAGGTTTATACAAAGGAGGATCCGAAAGAATGAAACTCAAATCTACTACTTACTACTGGTTGGCTGTCGTTTTTGGCGGCGTTGGAATGG